AATAGAGGGGCATATCTCTTAGCTTGGGCTATCGATTCTGCATCTCTTCCTCCCGTGGCAAGACTAGTATTTTCTAATACAGCATCAGTGACTATCTCTTGTCCTCCATCATACTTTGAAGTAACAGTCATTGGAGCATTTATAAAGCTCTCGGCAATGTTTCCTCTAGTTCCACCTCCAACCCTATATGTGACGGTATATTGATCACCAATAGAAGGGCTTTGACCCGTGGAGTTATCTCCAAAGAGAAGAGACGCTTTAAATAAAGGATCAGTTGTAACTTGGAATACCTTATCAGTACCTCCTGATGCAAAGTAAATGTTATCCTCTTCAGTATAAACACCCTCAGTCAAAGCATCCCCTGTGAGGAATACTTGAGCACTTTTCTCCACATAAGGAGACTCCCCTAAGTTAATTGATTGAATAGACTCGGGGGTAGTGAACGTCCCAATCTCTTGAACCAAAGAACCCTCTAGTAATACCGCATCCGTAACCGCGACCGTCGCCCCATTAGATGAGGCATCAAAAACTAAATCAGTAGTGGGGGTTGTTAAATCTACAGTCCCGTTAGAATTTACCTTATAAAGAGTATAACTTAATGTCCCTCCATCCTCAGGCGAAGTTATAGTTGTAACCCTATCAGCAACATTCACCGTCATTGAGGAGGCAGACTCTGCCTCGTAAGTAATGGCTGCATTTGCAGCAGCAGATATAGGACCCTTCATGCGAACCCCAATAACCTCTAACAATCTTTTTACACTGTCTCGGCTTCTTGCCGTTCCAATATAGTTCTCATTAGCTAAGTAGTCAGACTTGTTTGATTGAATGTGCCCAACCGCTGCCATCATCTCCAGTAGCAATATGCCAAAGTCCGAAGATTCAAAGTTATTGTAATCTAGTGGAAAAGTAGCTTTAACATAAGAGATAAGAGTCTGTCTAAAGGAGTTAAAATCTGAAGCAGCAAAGTTTATTAGCTTCTGCTTATTATCCAACTCACCGGGTAACTTCTTTAAAAAATCTGATTGAACTGTTCCTGAAAAAACTACCATTATATTTTCACCCCAATATTAAAAGATGTTGCGACGGCATCTCGTAAACTACAATATAAGTTTACCTTTAAATTACTATCTCGGGTTTCAAACACTTGAAGTTTACCCACATTAACCGTTTTAAGATATCTACGTATGGCAATCACAATTTCCTCTTTTATCAAACTAAAGGTAACTTCATCTAAAGGCTCCATTAAGAACTTGCGGAGATTGCACCCATAATCTGGTCGCATAAACCTTTCTCCACGTTCGGTTCTTACTAGGGAGCTTAGATTTGATCTAACTAACATCAATCCTGACATTTTACTGAAATATCCATTCTTAGGATTGGTAGGGACGGGGTATAAAAGGCCCGTTAATTTTCGGTCCTCTAGAGTAACGGGTCGGCGCATAGGCCCTGGGACCACACTACCATACCTAGTTGTATTACTTGAAATTGCCATGATCTTAGGAAAGACTTACATTCTTAAAGAAGTTCTGAGTAGCATTGTAGTTATTTACTACTTCGGCATCACTAAGAGGTTTAGAATAGAATCTTGTACAGCCTACATACCCCTTGAAGCCACTAATAGCACCTCCATACTCTCCACCCATAAAGTTACCATCAGGGTTACCATCCGTGTAACCCCCTCCCACAATCCAAGGAGTAAAGTGGGTATCCAAAGAGGGACCACCCGAATACTCAAAAGAATTATTTTGACTCATTGAAGGAGCTTTAAAGGTAGCTCTAGGTCTTATTGTTCCGAAGACTCCCTGGTAGCTGGATGTAGCGAGTTTCACACCATCCAAGTAAACTCTAATCTCATCCCTAGTGGGATCAATAGAAAGGGACAACTGACAAAACTCAGACCCACAACTAGATAATGCCTTATTATTTACAATATTATTAAAGACGGGCACTTTCATTCCGTAATAAGAATCCTTATCGCAATTAGCTAATCTGTCGGGTCTGTCGGCAATGAACCCTGCGCTTGAAGAGTCATATGATTGTGTAGGGGCTAGCACTAACACAGTATTGTTTACGTGATTATCAACCTCGTTATTACTAGGGTCTAAACCTAGGGTAAATCTCCTATCTCTAGTAAACCCAAATATAACCCCTCTTACAATCCCTGTACCATGATCCAAAGAAAGGTTATTAATATCAGGTTGAGGGGTCTTAGAGTCGGATATGCCAACATTCTCATTTGCTAGAAGAAGCCGGTATAGACCTGAAGTACTCCCAGAGTTGTAACCGCTCGAAACATCTAGGTTAGGAACGTGGATCCAAGACTCAAAGGTCCCGCCCTTAGTGTTATACATAAAGTCCTGAAACCCATTACTGTCTGGGGCTCTAACATACGTACCCATAACCCCTACAGCGGATAAGTTGCCCTCTTCAGGGAATGCGACTCCACTTAAAAAGGGAATACCTAAACCTCTATCGAAGATACTGGAAGCGTCCCCCACTGATTGTGCATTATTCCTTACCCCAAATTTACTACTATTATACACACCAAAGTCTTTAGCTGCGCCACCCGCTGTTCGGCGCGGGTCAAGCGGACGCAAAAGAGAGGGATTGATAGCCTTAACTGTTAAATAATTGTATAATGCAATTAACCCATCCTCAGTAATCCTATCATTAATATGCAATTTAGTACTGGACGTAGATGTAGGATCGTTAATTATTTCTCCCTTTGCCACATTAGCCAATAGGATATGATTTAATACCACCGGATCATTAGTTTCAATCTTATCAGTATACCTAATTTCCAAGGGTAATACGACTCCTGCAACATCAGCTTGGTCTATCGTAATACTCCTTTGCTTTTCAATATCTAATAAAAAGTTTGATCCTTCTAAGTAAGAGAAGTCATTAATGGGAATATTGCCTGGAGTAAACTGAGGTCCGTTCCCTAAGAAGACTGGAACCTTTACGGCCAACTCAATTTGCTTCTTACGCTTATTAATTTTATCTTGGAAGTGCGAAGTTTCAGATATCATCACCTGACGTAGATTATCAATTACCGCTAAAGACTCACCGTCATCAATAAAACTTTGAATCTCCCCTGAAACATCAAATACTTTACGATCCTTTTGACCTTCTAGTGAAAGAAGAAGTTCATCTTGATTGTAGAAATTTGTTAGACCTTTGGAGTTATCTAAAATGTTGGGATCTAAAATATTGTTAAAGTAAAATTCAAGATCCTTCGAAGTCGTTGGGATACCTCTACCCCCTAAGCTTGGATCATGTTCAAGCTTCCAAAGGTTTTGCCCCACTCCCACCGATCTGCGATCACGATCGCTAACCCTAGTCTCTAGTTCTAGCAATGCAGGACCAATACCGCTCGTCTGAGAGTCATAGTAAAGACCATCAACGGACAGAATGAACTTACCCGTAGTTGACTTAGGGGGGCCAGCGTCTAACCTGAACACCGACTCAACTGATACTGGCGGTGGGTCTTGACCCGGCTCAAGTGGCTCAAGAGTGGGATCTAAAGTTCTTTGCAGCAGGATACTATCAATGACCGCTATCTGAGCAGTTACATCATCTACAAACGTTTGAGCAATTTGAGTTTGCTTAAAGAAAACTCCAAATTGAGAGTTTATCATATTTGTGTAGACTGCCGCTTCGGCACTTCCGGGCGTAGCCCCTGCCGCCAAAATATGCAACTCCTCTCGCCTTTCTCCAGCGGCTCCGTTGGTGTAATCTAAATACGCTTTATAATCTTCAAGACAGTTCTTTGCCTTCTCAAATCGGGCAGATAACTCATTAGCAGCAGCCATCGCTACTGCTGCGAACCCTATAAAGGCTCCTACTGCGGCACCAATACCGCTAATAATATCTAAGCCAAATCTAGAATAATCACTAAAGAATCCACGGAACCCATCTCTATCTGGGAATAGTGATATGCCTAAAAGATCTCTAATATTTGAGTTGATCCTTTTAATAGCAGCATCTGCCAGTGCTGTTGCCGCTTCCATAGCCGTACGCATTGCTAAAAGAATAGGGGAAGGGATAAGACCTAAAACATCGCTAGCCAACCCAATCATACAGCTAGGCAACCCAAACGCGGCTCCTGCGGCTGGTAAATCACCTCCCCCCGCCAAGAATGTTTTTGCATCAAAAGCCATTAAGTTGCTCCATCGCCAGGGAATCCATCGGCGTAGTCATTCTCGGTTGGGAGATCAATAGTTGGCGCAGGGGGCAATGGTGGAGCCAACAGCGGAGTGGGGGGCAGCGTATTAACCGCCGCCCAGGGGGCGTTCTGTGGTGAGTACCAGGGGGCCAACATCCGAGGGTTGACAGTATCGATAGGAACGTTATTCATGGATATCAATGCTGCGGTTATTTTGGTTGTTGTACCCGCAGCAATATTGACCATGCCCATTGACCCAACATTAGTAGAGCC